AAATGATCACTGAGGGTACTAGATGGACAATTGGTTCTTTCTGGGATAATATAGAAGCTGAGTATGACGATGCCAAGCAGGCTTTTTGGGAATCTGATATAGCAGAGCAGAGAAAAAGACAGGCCGAAGACGCAGAGTCTTGGGCAGAATTAAAAGAAAAAGGGGAAAGGTTAAGGCCTGGCCCAGATCAAACTGCTAAAAAAGAAGTTGCTTTAAAAATAGGAGAATAATATGACAAAGACTACTGTACTAGAAAACGGAATGATTAGAGAAGAGCTTCACCCACAAGTTTATTATTATAGAAATGCTATACCTAATGTAAAAGAGTGGCTAGATCTTGTAAATGATTCTGAAAATCACGAAGAGCTTCATTCAATAATTACTCCCTGGAACCAGTGGGATGTAGATGAAAATAGATCTATGGGTCACCCATATGTTTACGGATATAAAAAGCTTTGTTTACTTAACAGTGTTTATAATATAGACAAAGATGTTTCTGAAGAAACAAAGCAGCGTTTTATTGATATAAGAGACCCACTGTTTAACGCTATAAAAGCAGTATGTGAAGATTATAAAAAAGAACAGCAGATAGAAAAAGATCTTATTCTTTTAGAACAGTTTGGTGTTCACAGATATAGAGCAGGTAACTATATGGGAGTTCACCATGACTCTCAAGAAGGTGACACAAGACTTCTTTACTCTCTAGTTGTTTGGCCAAATGATGACTACGAAGGCGGAGAGCTATCATTTAGCATAAGCGAAGGAATTATAACTGGAACAGAAAGAGCTTTGCAGGGAGACATACTTGATCCTCAAAATGAAGGATTGTACGATTTCTATATTAAGCCTGAAGCTGGTAGCATTGTAATATTCCCATCACCATCTCCATTCAGTCACACTGCACACGAAGTAAAGTCTGGCTGGAAGTACATGCTGCCTATGTTCTGGATAGACCCATCTGGAGAGGATGTCCTTTTTAAGCAGGACCCAGATTTCAAACTAGAATTTGTATATCCAGACAAAGAAGATTTATTTAAATGACAGACAGTGGTATAATTAAGGATGTATTAGAAGGAGAGCAAATGATATCTGAAAAATTGCACGAAAAAGTTTATTATTACAAAAATGTAGTATCTGATCCAAAAAATTTAGTTAAGCTAATTGAAGAAACTGAATCAGAAAAGTATTCAAAGTTCATTACGCCCTGGGAAGAGTGGAGCGCATGCAGCGGAGAAATGTATGTTTACGGACATCATAAGAGGATTAAAATGTTAAAGCTGGATGAAATTTTACAAAAATGCCCAGAAGACATTTTAGAAGATTCTAAATACATATTTAATGAAATTTTCGATGGATTTAAAAACGTTTGCTTAGACTATGCTGAAAAGGTAAAAGAAGAGTCCAAGTTAATTTTGATGACAGACACAGCTATCAAGCGATATGAAGCTGGAACTTTCATGGGATCTCACTTTGACCAGCAAGAGGGAGATAAGAGATTGAAGTATTCTTTGGTCATGTATCTAAACGATGACTATGAGGGTGGACAGATATCTTTTTCAATTAGAGACGGTGTCCTAACTTCAACTGATTATGCGGCTTCAGAAGATATTGACGATCCTAGAAATCAGGAAAGAATTACTTTTTCAATTAAGCCAGAAGCTGGTAGCGTGATAATATTCCCGTCAGAACCACCTTATAGTCACACAGCACATTTAGTAAAAAGCGGATTCAAATACATGGTTCCGTCATTTTGGTTGAATAAAGGCTCGTTCGTTGACGGAGTCTTTGTTCCAGAATAAAGGGTTTTAAAATGGCAATGTATGTTTTCCAAGAGATAGCACCAAAAGTTTTTTATTTTACCTACTGCCTTCAAGAGATTGGCAAATACATCGGCTTCCTTGAAGAAAGTGAAAAGAATACAAATAATTTAATTAGCAAATGGCATGATGAAGAGTATGGGTATGAAAAAAGAATATCCTCTGATTTTTCAAATGAAACAAAAATTGTAGATACTCGTAGCCTTTTTATAATTAATAATTTAAAGGCTACATTCCACCATTGCTTTACTCAATATAAGATATTTAACAACATAGAAGAGCCAGTGAACTTGAGTCCTAAGTACTGGGTCAGAAAACATAACGAGGGCCAAGTAAAAAATAACTGTGGTGCAAATGGTAAATACACTGCTAGATTATACATCAATGATTCTTTTTCTGGTGGGGAGATTTCAATACCTGGAAAACCTAGTTTTAAGCCAGAAGCAGGCAGCATAATTATAGCTCCATCAGATGTACAGGAAACCGCAGAACCAGCTCATGGCAATTCAAGATACATTGCAATAGGTCATTGGGTTTAATCAACACCCTCTGATATAATTAAAATATGTCCTACTATCTCGATGTAATTAAAGATTCCCCTATTGGCTTGTGGAAACTAGATGAGTCCTTTGGGTCTGTGGCATATGATTATTCTGGATGTGGAAATCACGCATCCTATATAGGACAAATAGTCAAGTTAGGTATGCCAGTTGTATCAGGTGGCTTGCATTCAAACAAAATCGATAGCTCTAATTATATACAGTTTACAATGTCAAAAGATTTTTCTGGAACAAATGGTACTGGTGGATTTGCAACAGCAGATACATATGACAATGATTTTTCCCTTGAAGCGTGGATACATCCAAAAACATTAACAAATTTAACTCCAATTTTAGCAGACTCTGCTGGAATTGGATTATATTGGGACAACGGAAACATTGTGTTTAAATTAGAATCCGAACGCCTTGATTACTCTGTCCCAAATCCGAATAAGGTTATTCATATTGTTGGAGTATACTCTATAAGATCAATGAGCCTTTATGTGGATGGAGTTCTTTCGGCTTCAAGAAATATTTCTAATAAATTTACTAATACAAGTGTTACTCTTTTATCTGGTCCAACATCTGTAGGAGAACATTTTTTAATTGACAGCCCAGCAGTATACAGATATGCTTTATCTAGCGAAGCAATATCTTCACACTATAACCATTTATTTTTAAATAAAGATGAGCAGATTGTTTTTGCAGATCTTGGTCAATTGCTTGTGGTTTCAGAAAAATACCATAATCCAGAAACACAATATTTTTATCCAGAGAGAGAAGCATGGACATCTTTAATCTACGACAACAACAATCTTTCCTATAATTCAAATGACACAAGCGTATATTTAAGTTCAGGCACTTATGGGGAAATAATAAAAGATCTGGGATTAAATATACTAAAGCCATATGTGTCTTCAAAAATTGATTGGGTTGCTTCGACAGGAGTTTCTGTTTATGTTTCAACTGTGTCTGAGTCTGGTCCATGGAGTATTTGTACAAACGGATCTTCTATCCCAGGATTCACTCAAGGATCTAATTTTTCTACAGAAAAGTTTTTATATTTTAAAATTACATTTACATCTTCAAATTTAAATTTTTATATCCCAGAGCTATATTCTTTAAAAATTTCTTTTTATACTGAGAAAAAGACATATGCAAAAAACGGCGGGAATACAATATCAGTATCACAACCAACATCTGGAACAACATGGGATATTGATTTATCAACAGATAGCTATCCAGTAAGATCTAGAAATTACAATAATGGTGTAAGACCAAAGTCATCAGCGTTCTTTGTTAACCTGGCAGAGCCAGTAAAAAGCATAGAAATGATATTTACTCCAAAATCATTGTCTAGCGGACATCTAATGTTTAATAAGACTGGTTTAGTAGAAACATATCTTTCATGGGCGGCAGGCGGAGCAATATCAAAATCTAATATTAGCAGCATATATATAAATGGCCAGGATGCCTCCTCGGCAACAAATATATCTTCTTACTTGTATATAGATGAGCCAAACTATGTATTCATAAAAGCAACCTCATTGATTTCTGGAGAGATATTTCTTAATGGAAAACAAATCCTGGGTGTAAGGTCTGGAGTTCTAGACGATAATCTTTATCAAAATATTGCTACATATTCAGCCGACACAATAAGCCCAGCAGATCACTATAGCCTTTATATTGGTAAGCCTTCAGCGATTGGCGAAGACTCGTCTATTTCCCTGACAGAAAAGTCGGTATCAACCTACTCTAGAGACAGAGTAGTGTTCCAGATAGTATAATTTTGTCAGATTGACTGACAAAAAGCTGGACTTATGTACACAAAGATGGTAAAATAATTAACTATGGACATAAAAAGAATTAATGCTCAAATGAAATCTGGCGAGACCAGATTAGGAGTCTATGTCTGGGAAATGCCCGATGGAAGATGGATCGGTGACGAGGATAACAGCTTCTTATCTATAACATCAATGCTTGGTAACAAAGAAAGAATTGATTTGCTAGCAAAAGCGGTTGCTCACTATGGAATTGAAGAAGGCCAGCCTAAATTTATTGAAGGTAGCCGACAAATTGATGACGAAGAATTTGAATATCAAAAACAAAGATTAAGGTGGGGTCTTACCCCAGATCCATTGGACATAGGAGTCCATAAGGAAGAGATGGCTAAACTTAGGGGTCCTCAAAAATGATTGAATCTAAAGACGAAATGTTTAGCGAAAATATTGACATTTCAAATGCAGCAGACTGGGTAAGATTTAATAATCCAACAACACAAAAATCAGATGACCTATTTGATATAGATTCAGAAGACATATTAAAGCTTTCTGGTTTAGGTGCATCATTTAGAAGAAAAGTTTCTAGAGATATTCAAAAAGCATTTGTTGGTAAAGATGGCTCTGTAAGCCAGCAGCTTCAAGTTCAGCAAGCAGTTAGCGGATATGCCACATTTGATTTAATTCAGCCAGAGTATAATTTAGATTATCTTTCAACAATTTATGAAATTTCCCCATATAACTATGCAGCAATAAATGCAAAGGTTGCAAATATAGTTGGTCTTGGATTTGATTTTATTGAGTCAAAAAAGACTACTGGAGCACTAGATGATATTCAAGATGAAAAGCAATTAGATCGTGCCCGCAAGAAGCTAAATAGAATTAAGCAAGACTTGCATGCATGGCTTGAAGATTGCAATGAAGATGAAACTTTTAAAGAAACACTTATTAAGTTCTATACTGATTACGAGGCTACTGGTAATGGCTATCTAGAGGTCGGTAGAACCACGACTGGGAAGATAGGATACATCGGACATATCCCATCAAAAACAATGCGTGTAAGACGCTTCAGAGACGGTTTTATTCAACTTCTGTATGGCAAAGCAGTGTTCTTTAGAAACTTTGGAGATACTAAAACTATTAACCCAATTGCTGGGCAAGAAGACAGACCTAATGAAATAATTCATTTAAAGAAGTATACTCCAAAGAATAATTACTATGGCATTCCAGATATTATTGCTGCACAAAACGCAATGGCTGGAAATGAATTTGCTGGTAAGTACAACTTGGATTACTTTGAAAATAAGGCGGTACCAAGATATATTATTACCGTAAAGGGAGCAAAGCTTTCTGCGGAGTCAGAAAGAAAATTGCTTGAGTTTTTTCAGGTGGGACTAAAAGGCAAAAACCACAGATCCCTGTATATTCCACTTCCACCAGACTCATCAGATTCAAAAACTGAATTTAAAATGGAGCCAATTGAAGCAGGAGCACAGGAAGGCTCATTTGAAAAATATAGAAGCTCAAATAGAGATGAAATATTAATGGCTCACAGAGTCCCAATTAATAAAATTGGCACACCAGCAGGAATTAATTTAGCTGCCGCTAGAGACGCAGATAAGACATTTAAAGAGCAGGTTTGCAGACCAGCACAGGAAAACCTAGAAAAGAAATTAAATAAAATAATCCAGGAAATGACTGATGCCCTAGAACTTAAATTTAATGAATTAAGTTTAACTGATGCGGACACACAGTCTAAAATAGATGAAAGATATCTTAGATTCCAGGTAATAACTCCAAATGAAATTAGAGTTAGAATGGGTATGGTTCCAAGAGAAGGCGGGGACGTACCAGTCGACCTTGCTGCACAAGCAGCCGAAATTAAAGCCCAAGCAAATCAGAGCAGAGCTCGTGACCAAGAAAGATCAGCAAATTCCCCAGATAAATCTGGGGAGGGCAGAAATGCAAAGGGAGACGGAAGACAAGTCAACTAGTTCTACTCAACTGGTTATTTGCCTTTTTATACAACAATCTCTATAATATATACATATGATCATAGAAAAGTCACATTGGTCCGCTAATGGAAATGCTATTAATTTATCAATTCCATTTACAAAGGTCAATAGAGAAAAAAGAACAGTCTCAGGTTTTGCAACATTAGACAACCTAGATCAGACTGGTGACGTCGTCACACAAGAAGCAAGCATGAAAGCGTTTGAAGGTTTCAGAGGAAACCTAAGAGAAATGCATCAGCCACTTGCAGTTGGCAAGGTTGCTTCGTTTAGACCAGAAACTTTTTACGACCCTATAACAAAAGAATTTTATAACGGAGTTTACGTTGACGCATACATTTCAAAGGGCGCACAAGATACCTGGGAGAAAGTTCTAGACGGAACTCTCACTGGTTTTTCAATTGGCGGAAAGATTCTTGAATCAGATAACGAAGTAAACAAATCAACAGGAGCATCAGTAAGATTTATTAAAGATTATGCACTAGTTGAACTATCAATCGTTGATTCACCAGCAAACGAACTATGTAACATTTTTTCTATTGAAAAGGTAAACGGACAAATGATTTTTAAAGGCATCGCAGCAGATGTTAAAATGGAAAATATTTTTTATTGTGCAGACAGCGATTCTGTATTTATGTCAACAGAATCAGAATATTTGTCTCCAGTTACTGGAAAAAAGACAGAGCTCATTGGATGGGTAGAGTCAAACGACGTAAACAAAGGAAAAGAAATAGAAAAGATTCTTGATTCACGTAGATCAAGATTGCAAACATTGCCTGAAACACAAAATATAAATACGGCAATTGCAGAAGGAGGAAATGAAGTGGAAAAGCTTAATGTAACAGAAGCAACTCCAGTAGTAGAAGAAGCAGTTGTAGAAACACCTGCAGAAATTATTGAAGAAGTTGCCCCAGTAGAACAAGATTCTGCTGAAATTGTAGCTGAAGTAACTTCTGCCGAAGTTCTGGAAAAATCAGCAGAACTAACATCTCAGGAATCACCTGACTTTGTTAAAATGCTAGGCGACCTTAAGGGTTTCTTCTCAGAGACTTTGGAAAAGGCCTCTGAGGCAAACGCTGCTCAGGTTTCAACAATCAAGGAGACAGTCGAAGCTTTTAGCAAGAATGTCGATTTGAGAATTTCAGAATTAGCAGAAAAGCACACAGAACTCTCAACAGCAGTTGATTCAATTAAGTCTATCATGGACACAGTTGAAAAAAGAGTAGACGCAGTAGAATCAGACACTGCAATCAAGAAGTCCTCTGACCTTGGCGGGTCAACAGGAGTAACAATCAAAAAATCAAAATGGAACGGCACTTTCCTCGGTTCCGTTAGCGAATTAACAAAATAAGGGTATGGTGAAAAACTAATGAGTAATGAACTATTAGCAAAAGCAGCAGAAGCAGGTACAACTCTAACAGGTGGTATGGCTGGTTCAGCAAACCCTACTGACGGAATTCACGTAGGTTCCGAGGGTAAGGGAGGCTTGCTCAATCCTGAGCAATCCGCAAGATTCTTAGATTACATGTTCGATGCAACAGTAATCGGTAAAGTGGCTCGTACAGTACGTATGAAGTCAGATACCACAGAGATTGATCGTATCGGAGTTGGCGAAAAGCTTATGAAGCTTGCCGCTGAAGCCGAGAACACTGGGGCAAATTCTGCCGTACAGTTCTCAAAGATTTCTCTCACAACTAAAAAGCTTCGTCTAGATTGGGAACTTTCAACTGAGTCTCTAGAAGACAATATTGAAGGTGCAGATCTAGAAGATCATATTGCACGTCTTATGGCAACACAAGCTGGTAACGACCTTGAGGACGTAGTCCTTAACGGTAACACAGCTCTAACTGGAGATGCACTTTACAAGGCATTCGACGGTATTGTCAAGATTGCAAAGACAAATGGTCGTGTAGTAGCTGGAGCGGGCGCAGCAGTGTCTCGTGACATCTTCAACAAGGCACTAAAGGCTATGCCACGTAAGTACAAGCAACGTCGTCCAGACCTACGCTTCCTTGCAGGCTCAAACCTAATTCAAGACTACTTGTATTCAACTTCACAGAACATCCAGAACGTTAACCCACAAGATATTGCTTCAAGCATTATCCGTGGAGACCAGGGTGGTCTAGGTGGTCCAGCAGGATATGTGGCACCATTCGCATTTGGTATTCCAATTGTTGAAGTTCCACTACTTAAGGAAACACAGACAGGTTCATATGCAACACCAACAGGAGAGCACGGAGACGTCCACTTGACATTCCCAAATAACGTTGTTATTGGTATCAAGCGTGATGTAACTGTTTACCGCTTCTTCTGGCCAAAGAAGGACTCAATCGAATATACAATGTATACTCGTGTGGGTACCCAAATTGAGCAGGCAGATGCATGGGTAGTCGTAAAAGACGTTAAGGTTGCTTCTTAATTAAATAAGAAATAACTACCGAAAGGCCCCCAATTAATTTTGGGGGCTTTTCATTTTAATTT